CCCTCATGGCCCGCGCAAGCCCTCAGAGCCCACCAGAGCCCACGGGACCGCCCGCAAGCCCGACCGCGCCCCGACCGCACCCCGACCGCTTTCCCGCTAAAAAATCGTTTTTCCCTGGAAACAGGCCCAGGCTTGATCGCAACGCCCTCTCGATGCGAGCTAACACACCCCACTCGATCAAACAAGACCCCCGGGGTAGCCCCCTCGCCCGTTCAATTTTCGTTTCCAGACCGAGCGGTTTGCGTGCGTAAATTTCAACGCGACCCGTTGGCAATCGGACATGGCGATTGCCGTTGCGAACACCCGTGTCGCAAGTGCTCACATGACCAAGAAAAGAGTTCGGGGACTACATGAAAGACCAAACGATAGACCTTGCGCGATCCCACCTCGCGGCTCACGGTGCCCAGGAGACGGCCCTTGCGGCCCTCCTGCATATCTCCCACGACGCCCTGCGTCGGGTCGAGGTGTCAACCTCGTCTGACCTCACCACCCTGCACAAGCTGATTGACGACTGCGCCAACGTCTACGCTTGCAGCACGGGCCTTCGGCCTTCCGATGTCAACGCAGCCTACTACGACTTGCTCCGCATTGCCGGCAGTCAGCAGTCAGCAGGCATCTCACCGCCCGTCAAGGTCACGCATTAACCCAAACGGGCGAGCGAGCAACGCTTGTTCGCCCATTCTGCCTATAGGCTCTTGCGTGACGCAAACCCGACAACCAGGCGGCGCAATCCCGCCTTTACACCACACTGTGTCGCGGCTGTGTTGCACACAACCCGGTGAGCGGCATGGTCTATCCGACAACTCGAAGCCCGCATCACTGACCAGGCGCCGCTAAAGCAACGAGCCCAAAATTTAGCACGATCCCACCCGACCGCGCAAGCCAGGCTATCGGCAAAATCTCATCGCCCACTGCCGCCTGCCGACTGCCGACTGCGGATAGCCTACAAAATGCAAGGGGGCATTTTCCCCGGCAATTTCCAGGGGGGTTTTTCCCTACGATTTTCCCCACAAATTACCCCCTCATTCTTCCCCGTCGTTTTCCCCTGCGTTTTTCACAAACGCTTTGCCTCGCCTTGGCACTACAGGCTCAAGCAGACCGATCACCTCCAACTCGCGACAAATCTGCTGCACCCTGCGCTCTGACAGTCGCACATACTCCGACACTTCCCTCGCGCCGAATCCTCGCTCAAGCATTCGCTTAATCGTGCGACGTTTAACGTCGTGCTCGTAAGCGTGCAACCTCGGTATCGAAAGCAACTCGCCGCCCCACTCTTTCGACAGGCGTTCGGCCGCGGAAGTCCCCAGAAGCATTGATAGCACCTGGTCATCTTCGACATTGATCGGCACATACAGACTCCCGATGTCGCCGTACCACGCCGATAGCCTCAACGCCGCCGAGAACCCGACCACAGCCGAGATGTCATCAAGCGTTGTCCCCTTAAGTTCCATATCATCCCCCTAATAAAATTACGTTCACGAACAGTCGCGTTCTAAGCTAATTTTGTTCACCAAGAAAATTCATGGGTGATTTTCTTGGTGAACTTTTCCCCCTAGGTGGCGCAAGTGGCGCATTTTCATCGTTTTTACAAAAGTCCTTAACGCGTATGAAGAGGTTTTTGTAAAAAGACCCAAAATGCGCCACTTGCGCCACCTGGTTCACCAAGAAAATCACCCATGAATTTTCTTGGTGAACAAAAAATCAAAAAATATCGTCAGAAAATTTCAGCCTAATTCCCAATCGCACCCGAATCCCCTGGTTGGACTTCTTCGCCGGGTACCTTTGTTCGAGTCTTCGGGCCAGTGCGTTCGAGTTGCTGATGTACTTGAGGAGGCCGCGCCCCTGTGCAAAGCGCGCCCACGAGTCCCACAACTGGCTTGAAGGGCACTGATACTCACTGCCAACGTCGCAGCACTCTTCGATCCATTCGGCGAGCAGGTCCATATCTTGCTTGTATGCCTGCACGGCATCACGGACCTTGCCGGGAGGCATCAGGCCGTCGGCGCGGTACCTCAGCCCTGCCTTGACGATGGCAGTCAGGATTCCCGGTAGTTCAACTTCAAGCCGCTTCTCCCGGTCCCCGTCTTTGCGCACGCCGGGGTCTTTGTCGAAGTTCACCTCGAACGGGATGAGCCGCAGGCGGCGCCATATGCCGTGATCACTGCCCTTGATGATGGGCTTGTGGTTCGTGGGCATGACGATCGTCCAGGTCGGCATGATCTCCATGCTCGTGCGGGCATACATCGCTCGCGCAGTCAGCGCATCGCCCCCGGTCATTGACTTCACGCTACCCTCGCGAAGCTCACCGTTCTCGTCCGGCTCGCCTACCAAGACAAGCCGAGCGCCGTGCAGTCGCACCAGGTCTTCGCGAGCCCCACCGCTGCCGCCCTTGGTGCTGTCGGCGATGAACGTCCCCGGATCGGCAGAGCGTGCGTAGGTGCCGAACGCCTTGCGCGCGATCCCGTAGCACGTTGACTTGCCGTTGGAGCCGCCCCCGTAGGGAATGATCATCACGTCTTCCGTCGGGTCGCCTTGCAGCGCGTAGCCCAGACTCCGTAGGAAGAACTCGACCATGTCGGCGTCGCCCTTGAACACGCCGGCCAGGGTCTCGTCGAACAACGGCGCCGTGGCGTTCGGGTCGTAGTCACAGCCGAGCACCTTCGTGATCCGCAGTCGGCTATCTGCGGGGTGCAGGAGGCCGTTACGCAGGTCAATCACCCCGTTACGCGCGGCAACGAGGTGGGGGTGCTTGTCAAGCTCCGCGGCCGGCACAAAGACCCGCGGGTCACTCGCGGCCAGCTTCACCATGTTGCCGACCATCTTCGCGGTCTGGGACAGGCGGCAGAAGTCGAAGAACTCCGCGCGCCGATCGTCCGGGAAGGCGTCGATCTCTTGCGCCAACGACTTGATCGTCTCTTTGGCGAGGTGCTCGATCTCGACCGTGCTCACCCGCCGCCAGTACACGCAGGGGCCGTCGGTGCCGTCCGGGTTCTTCTTGGCAGCACTCCATGTGAACCACGACTCGTGCTCAGGCACGAACATCAGGCTCGCGCCGTACCGATCAATGAGCCGCTGCGCGTTGCCGAACTCGGTTAAGGGCTTGACTTCGAGCGACACGTCGAACCGCTCGACTGTCTTGGGCGCCTTGAGCGCGACGAGCTTTCGGACAAGGGTGATCGGGATGTTGGCGCCCAGGTCGCGCAGCCGGGTCTGCACCAGGTCGGCCACAAGCGCCCGGTCGATATCCCCGAGCAATTTGTCCTTGGCAATTCGGGGGCAAATCCGGTCCTGGATGTCGTCTAGGGTGTCGGCCCGTTCGAGCACTTCCCGCCACTTCTCGACCAACTGCTCCGAGGACTGAAAGCTAGGCCCCGCACCCTCACCGGGGCCGGAACCCACGCCCCCCACGCCACCACTGAGCGCTATGGGCCGCGACACCTCGATCGGCACGTCGCCAAAGCCCTCGGCGTCCAGCCCCGTCTTGTCCACCCATCCGGCATCGCGCGCGGCACCGTACAGGGTGGCGCGGGTCACTGCCCGTGATCTGTCGGTACCTTGCCGCACATAGGGCCAGACCCGCTCGCGCACAAACTTCTCGTCGTGGCGTGGGTTCTGCCGGGACCACTCAAGCACAAGATCAAGCCCCTCCTCGGAGCCGCCCGTGGCGTCGTGAACGGCGAACACGATGTCGCGCCACTCGCTGTAGTCCGGGTCGCCCAGGAGCCCATCGTTGCACACGCTCATCAGTGCGGCTCTGACCCGGTCGAGTGCATCCGGGGCCGCCCCCACGAGCGCCACGGCGCGCTGCTCGCGCACCACCAGCGGCACGGGGTCTGAGGTAGGCCACTCAAGGTCGATCGCCGCCTCACGACCGATCGTCATACCCATGAGCATGTCGATCGGCTCTGACTGACCGGCCAGCGGCAACCAAACCATGTTGCCGAACTCGCCGACCGCGACACTGTCCTGCTTGGGGAACACCTCGACCTCGCCGGCCACGACACCACCGTCGCCCGTCTTGAGCCCGCACTCGAACAGGACTTGCCGCAGCACCACCCGAACGCTATGGGCGTCCTGCGCCTGGTCCCAGATCATCCACAGGTGAATCCCTCGACCCCCGGACGATCGCCACGGCACGGCCCGCAGTCCGCGCAACTCCAAAGCGTCAATCAACCGCTGAGCGACCAGCACCATCTGCTCGAAACTCGTCTCCCCGCCATGCGAGTCGAGGTCCAGCACGGCTAGGCGCGTGACGCTCTCGCCTTCGCTGATGAAGTACACGCCGCAATGCCGCCCCTGAACGTGCTCGGTCACGCGCACAGGCGTGATCGGCTCAGGGCGCTGCGCTGACACCCCGGGCGAACCGTCCGGTCGTCGATAGGCGCTGTTGTCAGCGCGAGCGCGCGAGGTGATCGGAATGAGTGATCGGGCTAAGTCTGACGGTGAGGGACGTGTACCCATCAGCGCGCCACCCAGCCAGATACAAGCCGACTGCGTTGCGGATGACCTCTAACTGCACCCCTTCGTGGGCTATGATGGCTGGTAGACATAGGCGGGATTCCGGGCGGGTATTCGCTTGAGCGTTTTTGCGTGAATCTCTCCCGTAAGGGGTCGGCTCAGTGATGCCAGCACGAACGCGGAACGGGCGGAGGAACCGCCATCTTATATCGCGTTTGCTAAACGCGCTACTGGCCTAGTTGCGCAAACTCTTGATTATGTGTTACAGTGTGGGCGTCTGTAACTTTTAGCGAACGACCATGCTCAACCCCACGACACCCGCCGACCCAACGGCGAACCCCGCCACGCCACCGGCCCGCCCCCACGGCGGCTACAGGCCGGGAGCGGGACGCAAAGCGATCTACGGCGAACTGATGGGGGTTATGACCCTGCGTCTGACCCAGGCGCAGGCAGAGCGCATGACCGAACTCGGCGGCTCTGACTGGCTGCGCGAGGTGTTGAGCGCCGACACGCTGCCGCAGGCCGTAACGTCGGGCGCCCCTGCCGATCGGCTCAAGGTGATCAACGTCCGCTTAACGCAAGCGCAGCGCGACCGTCTGCAAAGTGTCGGCGGGGGTAAGTGGCTGCGGCAAGTGCTCGACCGCAGCATCGCCGCAGCGCAGACCAACGCGCTGATCGCCGACGACCTACCCCCGATCGTCTAGGCATTCGATGTTGTTGATCCGCGCGTGAATCTCGACCGTCCGCGCGGCATCGCGCAGCTTTGACGGGTTGGTCTTCGCGAAGACCTTCAACGCGATGGCAATGAAGGTCTCGATCTCTGCCCATGCGCTTTCATCAGTCTGCGAAGCGACGGGGCGCAGTCGGCTGACGGCTGCAACGATGTCGGCGCTGATCTCGGAGGTGTCGGTGCGGGCGCGGGCGGTCTTCATTGTGAGTCGCCCATAAGTGCCGCCCACGACACCGGGAAGGCCGGTCGCAGCAGCGCGTCGAACTTCTGCGCCACCTCGCGCACCTCGCCCTGCGCGTGAAAGTCTAGGCGCAGTTTGCAGACACGCGCCCAGGCGGCGATAGACCCCGTCCAGACCCAATCGGTCATGTGATTCAGGCACAGCACGGCCCGCGCTTGCTCTGGGGCCACGCCAAGTTCGAGCAGTTCTAGGTAGGCACGGTGCGAGTGCTCGACGGCCGGCCAGAATACCTCATGGACTTTTGCGCTCGCCTCGGCGTCCATCTCCCCGGCACTGCCCTGCTTGACGTTCTCCGCGGCCCATCGCCATTGCAGGCGCATGTACTCGGGTTCGGAGTCAACGTAGCGGCGGCTGACTTCGTTCCAGACCAGGCCGACGCAACTCTTGACCAGTTGGCGGGCCACGAAAACCGGGGCCTTGATTCGGAACTGCGCGCCGACGTGGCCGAACGGGGTCCAGTGGTTGTGTCGAGCCAAGTAGGTGATGAGCTTGGCGTCGCGGGCCGAGAGCGAGCCGTCGGCCTCGTACTCGGAAGTCTTGTCGAACGACACGCGTGCTGCTTGGCAAACGTCAAGATCGGAGCCATCGACGCGCAGCAGTTCGACGGCGATATTGGAGATCATCATGGTCAGTCCCCCCGGCCCGTGTCGAGCTTGAGCTTTCGCGTGGTGGATTCGGCAATTGCCTCTAGGACCAGGGGGCAACTTGTCGAGGGGTCGTCGGCATGACTACGGTCGCGAAGGCTTGCGACGTGATCGACAAACCAGTCGGGCATGTCGCGCATGAACCAGGACACGCCACGCGAGAGCCGGTGGCGGCACTTGGCAATGAGAATCAGGCAATGGATCGTTCTAAACATCACGCTCTCCCTGTAGTTCGGGCCGACGCCGCGGCCCCTGGTCGCTGATCGACGACCCTCCACCCGACCACGGTTCCGCCGTAGCGCACGCGCCCTTCCTTGCGCATGGCCCGCAGTCGGCTTTCAACTCGACGCGCACCGCCGACATCGACCACTGCGTTGATCTGCTCCAACGTGGTCGCCCCGGTGTTGAGCGCGTCAACGATCCGGTCATCAATCTCGCGGGTTGTGACTTTCACTCGACCCATCTCCCTGAGTGGCCCGCCATACGGTTGCGGTGGGCCTTCTTGTTCTTCATCGTCAGACCGAGGCTTTCCCACGCTGCCGCGCCACCCGCCGATCCGTGACACGCTCAACGCGGTTAGCGGGGTGCAGGAGCCAACGGGTGCCGAGGAACTCTTTCGCGGCGGCGAGCTTCTGTTGATAGGTTTTTGCATCCATACCCGCCTCCCGGTCAGTGGTGCGCGTCGCCGTCAGCACGGCCGCGCTGAATTGTTAGCGTGAGCCCTGCGGCATCGAGCACATCGTTGCAATGTCGCCGGTCGTCAGAACCGGCACCCGGCCGTCGGTGCGCAGGCTGAGCACCTGCGATGCCTCGCAGATCGCTGCCGCCAGGCCCACATTCGGCCGTCGCCGATGGCAGGTAGCCAACTGGTACAGATAATTGCGAGTCGTTCCCGCCAAACGCGCGAACTCGTACTGCTCATCAACTGAGCAGGCGCGAAGCGCGCCAAGCAACGGAGTTACATTTTTTGCCATTTGCGTAGTTTCGCATACGCGATACTACTTGACAACCATCGCTAAATTAGCGAATCTTGTAGAACACACCTTTACGGCAGCAGCCAAGACCATGAGCAAGATCAGCGAGTCCCGCCGCGTCAACATCCGCGCGCTGGTGGATGAGCGAGGCGGAATCACGAAACTCTCCCGACTGCTCGGCTACAAGAATCCGAGCTTCTTGTCGCAGATGCTTTCAAACGGTGGGGCGACGCGCGAAGTCACGGAGCGAACCGCGCGGCGCATTGAAGAGGCTCTCGGCCTTCCTGCGGGGCACCTCGACCGCGAGCCCGAGGCGCCGCTACGCGCGCCAGTCCCCGATCAGCAGTCGGCAGTCCCGGTCAGATCAGCGCAGTCGGCACCGACCACATCGGATGAGACGGTGCGGCTCGTGGCGGACGTGATCCGCGCAGTCGGCGCAGCGTGCGACGAGTCCGGCGTCAACCTGGCACCGGGTAAATTCGCGGAGGTCGTCGCCTTGGTCTATGGCGACTCAGTCGAACGCGGACTGCGCCCGGATCACGTCAAGCAAGTCGTGCGCTTGCTGCGTTAGGGCTTTCTGCACTGACCGGAAGCACAAGAAGTGTCTCTCGTCCGGCGAAAGACATGCGGAACTTGTTGCCCTCAATGCTTACGGCGACTTCAGCCATCCCGTGAAAGCCCGCCCCCAGGTATCTGAGTGATGCCTTGAACTCCTCGTAGAACTCCTCAGCGTCCATCTCATTCCTCAATGACTTACCAGGCTCATGCTGCGGTGCCAGTCAGAAACCGGGCGTGACCACCATGTGTCGTAGACCGTGTTGACGTAAACCACGGTCTCCGGGTACTCGGGCTTGGTGCTGCCGATGTTGGTGATCCTAGCGACTTGGTATGTCTGCCCATTGCGGTGCCGCCATACGCTGCCAACCGTGGGGGCGTTGTGTTTAGCGTCCATCTCGATCCTCGTTATTTAATCCGCACCGCGTTCGGTGTAGGTGCCGGTCGGCTGACGTTGCGCAGTTTGTCGAGCGTGACGTGCTCGACCAGAATCTCCGACGCGATCGGCTTGAGTGCGTCGAGCAGTGGGGCGGCCTCTTTGATCGGCACCGTCTGGCAGTGCAGTTTGGGCTCGGCGCAGGCCGGGGCGTTGTAGCGGTAGAAGACGTGGATCATGATTCACCTTCTGAGCGTTATCATTAAGTAACCGAGTGCGACACCTACGCACACTGAGATGATGTATGTGTACCCAGGGGCCATAAGGCACTTGTAAAAATCAAAGCAGTCGCTCATGGTCGTGACCTCACGCGCTCTACCAGCTTGTGAAGCAAATAGCCGGCATTGAGCCCAATGACGATCGCTAGCACATGACCGATCTTCGCTGCCGCATAGCACTCGCGGTAAATAAAACACTCGTCCACGCTCACCCCTTTTTCAATCGAAGTTCATCGCCGGTCTGAATCCGGGCCGGTACTGGCAACAGCCGACCGGACGGCCCCCGCCACTTCCATCGCATACCGATGACAACGCGCGCTAGGTCTGGGCCGTAGCCCCTAGCGTGATCCGCAGCGTCTTCCTGGACCTCGCCGAATAGCCAGCCGCCGCATTCATCGGCCAACCAGTTCCGCACGACCATACAATGCGCGCAAGTCTTGTGCGTCGTGAACTCGTCGTCGAAGACAAACTTTTCGCGGTGATACTTTTCGCCGACCTCGATTTGCCGCCAGCACTCAGCGCACTTATGCCGCTTGAGGGCGGTGACGAGGCGGGCGTTCTCAAGCATTCGGACCGTGCCGTCGCCGTAGTCAATCATGCACATGCGAGCCCCTTGCGCTGATGGCCGATTTTTTCAAAGCGTCCATGTACGGAACGAAACCGCGCAATATGCGCAAGGCCATTCGCGCGTCCGTGTTGATTGGATCGTGAAACGGGCCTGTGTTGTGGTGTGATTCGATCACCCGTGAGAACGCTTCGCACATCGAGTCGAGGTCGTATTCGGCCCAGACTATTTCGTCAGGGTGCACAAGAAACTTATCCACTGTTGCCCCCTTTGCCTGGATGGCTTCGGCGATAACGCTTTCAATCTCCCGCCCCGTGATGTCCGCCAGCTTCAGTAGAACCCCACCAACGGACTCGTGATAATCAGGCGCAGTCATGTCCATCGGATAGGCAAGCTGCCGCCTCGGGAATTTGTCATTCTCGAATACGAACAGGCGGTCATTAATGCCGGCCTCAAGGACAGTCCAGCCTTGTGCTTCCAGATACTTGCGCAAGTCGGTAGGCGTCATGCGTTACCCCTCGCTCGAATCAGTGTGCGAACTTGGCGAGTACCCGTTGCACAACAACAATGAAAACACGAACCACCACTCCGACCATTCATGCTCCATGATCAGCCATGCCGTACCGCCGAGCACAACCAAGCCGAACGTCAACCTGAAGATGTGCAGGATCAATATGTCCCTTCTCATTCCTCCCCCTCCGCTTTAGCGATGGCGGCAAATTGCTCAAAGGCCACAAAGATACGGGGAGGTAACGGCTCAAGGCTTTTGAGGTGAATCAGACGGTCCACATAAGGCTTCACCGCCTTTTCGTACTCAAGGCGGATACGGTCAATCTGATAGAACAGGTATTCTTGTTCAGTCATGATGCCCCTCCGCTTCAGCGATGGTGGCGCGAGCACTGCGGATTGCATCAGTCGATTTGTGGCGCTGACGTATTGCGCCTTCCAGGTCGCCGAACTTTTCCACAGTAGGTCCCCATTCCTGGTCCATCTCGTACCAGTCTCTTTCCATTGCGGCCAGGGATTGTTTGAGCGCCTTCAGCAACTTTGGGGTGGCAACGATCAGGCGGGCGTTGGCGTACTGCTCCGCGTTGTAATCACGGTCTGGTGTGTCATCAATACACACTCGACAAATGACGCGCTTGCCGGCCCGGACGCGGATGTCCTGATACGGCTCGTCGTGGTCTTTTTCATCCGTGTCCCACGGCCCCGGTGTGTGCTTACTCATTCCACCCCCTCACTCGCAAAATACGGGCACCCGTCAGCCTCGGCCAATGCTTGCTCAAGCGCCGCGGCGTCGATCAAAACGAGATCGCCGTCGGGGCTGTAGACCGCCAGGCGATCAATGTCGGCGCGCAGCTTGCGCAGTCGACTTTCAGCCGATAGCGTGGCGCGGACTTCTGTTTGATCGTGCAGGTTCATACGGTGCCCTCCGACAAAAGGCTTTCGGGTATTTCAACGCACTCGCCCAGCTTGCTTGCCACTAAGCAGCGCATGGCGGCGATCAGGGGCGTTGAACCCGGAAAGTAGTGCTTCGGGAAGTCGGTGCGTTTGACCCACTTCACCAGTGTCCCAGTGTTGCCGTGATCGTAGGCGGCAAGCCACTGTCCGTTGAGCGCGTGGCCCTCTTTGCGAATGGCGCGGACATTGATCCCCTCCCGCTCAATGATCGGCCCGCCTTGTGCCCAGTCGGTCGAGTAGCTTGGCGCTTGTTTGCTGTAACGCGCAGGCTCACCCGGCCACATCCAAAACGAATTGCGCACGGACGGCCCTTGGTAAATGCCTCCTTCACACTTCGCCACCGCCCAATCAAGCGCAGGGCCGATTAGGTCACTGGTTTTGCGCGGCACTTGTCTGTCTACTTGCTGGTTCATACGGCGCCCTCCCCTTCAGCCAGGGCCGTGCGCGCCGCCCTTATCGCCGCCATGCGCTCAGCGGCAGTGCGCCTCGGACCAGGGCGCGGCACGTCCCGATTGACACCGAGCATGAAGGCCGGCACGAACGGTCGGCCGGTGCAGTCCGGCTTCCACTCGGCGACATAAACGGCCCCGGCCGCACGCATCGCCTTGATCCACCGCATAACGGCGTGCCGACCAAGGCCGGACGACTCGACAAGGTCCGTATAGGTGGCGGGTTGTTTTGCTAGGGTGGCTTGCATCTTCAGCATCACATTTACGTTATTTCGCTTTCTCTTGGCGTTGTACGCAGATTCGCTCATTACTAACTCTCTGAATTTATTGATTACTGTCTCACTGGCTGGCGCGATCAAGCGTAGCTAAATTTAGCATCGTTTGCGAACAGTTGCAACACCTTTCGCAACCCAAACGGGGTCGGTTCGCTAAACTAGAACAATCAGACGGGTCGCGATGCGAGAGCCGCCTTGCGTCTGCTAAACCTCTGTGCGAAACTTCAGCCTCAATTTCGCAATTTGTTTCGCACAGGACGCTAAAACATGTCGCTTGAAGCCGCTCTACTTGAGACCAACGAACTCCTTCGTCAGATTCTTACTGCCATCAACAGCGGTCAGCAGGCCCAGGAGGCGCTAGGCGAGCCCGAAGCGCCCGTCCTTGCCGCCGCAAAGCGCGGCCCAGGCCGCCCCAAGAAGACCGCCGAGGTGGCCCATGCGCCTGTCGAGCCGACGGCTCCGAGCCGGGTCGTCACCTCGCCGTCCGGGCAACAGTTCCCGCTTACCGCCAAAGGCGATCTGCCGGCAGGCTGGGTCGAGAGCGCCGCCCCTTTGGCTGCACCTACCCCGCCTGTGACCGCACCGGCCCCGCAGGCCCCTGTGGTTACCGCGCCTGTTGCGGCGTCCCCTTCTAGCCCTGCGCCGACGGCCCAGGTGCAGTTCGACGAGGTGCTGCAAGCGTTCATGGCGCTCAACAAGTCACAGGCGCCGGGGCACGGTCGCGAGGGCGTCATCGGCATCCTGACTAAGTACCTGCCGCAAGACCCGAAGCGCAGCGTCCCTAAGCTGGCTGCGCTCAATCGCAACGCCGAGATTCTTGCGGACGTGAACGCGCTGATGAATGTCGGCGCGAACGACGCCGCTGACTACGATCCCTTGGCCTGATCGGGGCGCCGAGTGTCGTACCACGCATCGCTCGGACCGTCCGGCGCCTCGCGTTGGACGGACTGCACGAAGTCACCGTCGCAGTCGGCAGGCATCCCATCGACCTCAAGCGCAGCGTCGCGACCTGGTACGGCGTGTCACCAGGCCGGCGCCGAGTGCCTTGAGGACGGCGTCGATCCGTCCGCCTACTTGGGGCGCGTGATGGTCTTCCCGCGGTCTGGTGACGAGGGTTGGCTCGACGAGGTGTCGCACGCGGTCATCGACGACATGGAGTTCGCGCACACGATCACGCAGGCCGACGTGGACGCGATCCGCTATTACGTTGACTACGTCCGCGCGCTGCACGCTCGTGTGGGCGGCACGCTGATCGTCGAGCAGGACGTGCCGATTGATCACATCACCGGCGAGCCGAACGCGACGGGTCGGTCTGATGCGATCGTCATTGCACCGCCGCACATCTGGGTGTGTGACGCCAAATTTGGGAAAAAGAAGGTGTTGGCTTACGACGTGGTCGAGCCGGAGACCTTCGATCCGCTGACGGGTGAGCAAGTCCCCGAGCAGCGGCGCATGAACCTACAACTTGCGATGTATGTGCTCGGTGCGCTGCGTAAGCACTGCGCCGACCTGGACATCCAAAAGGCGCGGGCCGTGGTCGTGCAGCCTTTGCTCGATTCAATCGCCGAGTACGAGACCTCGGTCGCCGAGTTGTCGGCGCTGTCGGTCTGGCTGTCTGAGCGCGCCGAGGAAACACGCAGCGCGCCGAAGTTCTCTCCGACGTTTGAGAACTGCATTTTTTGTAGGGCTAAGGGTGTCTGCCCTGCACGAACCGAGGTGCTGATGTCGAAGGCTATCGAAGGCTTCGACGACGTACACGATTCACCCACCGTCGATGACCTCGACTTGTTTTGACGATGAAAAGCGAGAAAACCTAAATGCCTATCGTAATCCTTAAAGACGTTCGCCTGAGTTACCCCGACCTATGGAAACCCGGCAAGCCCATGAAACCCACCGATACCCCGAAGTACGGCGCGCAGTTCATCTTCGCGCCCGACTCGGACGCTGCCAAGGCCGCCAAGGAGGCGTTGGTGCAGGGTGCGCAAGAGGTCTTCGGTGAGAACTGGCAGGCCATCGTCGGCGCTATGGAGAAGAGCAAGAAGTGTCTCCGCAAGGGCGATGAGAACTTGACCAAGGACGGCGCCGTTCGTGACGGCTACAAGGGGATGCTCTACCTGGTGGCGCGTAACAAGGCCAAGCCTTTGATCATCGGCCCGCGCCGCGGCGCTGACGGCAATTTCCCGGTGCTGACCGAGAACGACGGCAAGCCCTACGGCGGCTGCTACTGCAACGTCAAGGTCGATATCAAGGCCATGAAAGCGTTCGAGCAAGTGCCTAACCAGATTTACGCGACGCTGCTGACGGTCCAGTTCGTTCGGGACGGTGAGGCGTTCGGGGCGGCCCCAGGTACGAGCGAGGGCTTTGATGATGTTGAGGGTGCCGACGATCCCGCCAGTTCGGTGTCGGACCTTTTCTAAAGCGAGGGTGAGATCGTGAGCTTTGAAATTCGTTCAGATGTGCCGGTGCCCGAGGTCCGGCGTGGTGCGCGCCGCACCAATTACCCGTTCGACGTGATGCAAGTCGGCCAGTCGTTTTTCGTCCCGGCCGGCGAGCATCCCGAGAAGACCCGGCTGCGCTTGAAGAGCGCCGCGGCGCGTTGGCGCAAGGTGCATGGGCTTCAGCACATCAAGTTCACCGTCGCTGAGACGGACGACATGGTGGGCGTGTGGCGCATTGCCTGACGGCCTGCCGATCAACACCCGGCACCTCGGTGCCGGGTGCTTCGGTGGGGGCCTTCATCGCCGCGTGGATCGCCCCTGTAGCGGCTTGTGACCCACCTCGCTGCTGTCTTCGTGACACACAGGAACCCCCTCGCGCCGAGTCGAAAGACACGACGGCCCCCACCGAAGCACTGCACTGAACCTATCGAATGTCATCGACAAAGCCCACCCTCGTACTCGACACCGAATGTTTCAAGGACTACTTCCTTGTGATGTTCCGTTCGGTCGAGAAGGGCACAGTCCGCGCATTCGAGAAGTGGCCGGGTCAACCCCTCGACACCGGGGTGATTGCGCAGATTCTCAATCACTACCGGATCGTCACCTTCAACGGCATGAACTACGACATGCCGATGCTCACGCTTGCGCTGACTGGTGTGAGCAATGAGCGGCTCAAGCAAGCGTCCGACTGGATCATCCTAGGCAATAACCGCGGGTGGCAGTTCTACGATCACTTCGACCTCACGGCACCCACTGACATCGACCACATCGACCTGATCGAAGTCGCCTTCGGGCAGGGGAGTCTGAAGCTGTACGGCGGGCGCTTGCACTCGCGCAGGCTGCAAGACCTACCGCTCGACCCGGACGCCAGCATCGGACCCGAGGACCGCGATCGGCTGAAACACTACTGCGAGAACGACCTCGACACCACGCTCGACCTGTGGCGCAACCTGGCCGAGCAGATTGCGTTGCGCGAACGGATGACCGAGCAATACGAGATTGATCTTCGCTCGAAGTCGGACGCGCAGATCGCCGAGGCGGTCATCCGGCAGGAAGTCGCGCGCAGGCTTGGGCGCCGCGTCGCCAAGCCCGACATCCCGACCGGAACCCGGTTCAGGTACCTGCCGCCCTCGTTCCTGCGGTTCCGCACTCCGCAGATGCAAACCAAGCTCGCCGAGATCGCCGCCGCTGAGTTCGAGGTTGACGGCAACGGCGAGCCAGTTGAACCACCGGCCCTTGAAGGCCAGGTCATCGCAATCGGGTCGGGACGTTATCGACTCGGCATAGGCGGCCTACATTCGAGCGAAAAGAAGGTCGCGCACCACGCCGATGAACAGACGATGCTCATGGATGTCGACGTGACCTCGTTCTACCCTTACATCATCCTCTTGTGTGGTCTTTATCCTAAGCATTTAACCGATGTGTTCCTTGTTGTCTATCGCGACATCGTCGAGGGCCGTGTGCGAGCGAAGAGGCTCGCCGCGCAGCTTAAGGTGCGATTAGCAGAGCTTGAACGGGAGTTGCGAGATGCCACTACCAGCTAGGGTCAGGCATAAGTACGGTACGGGGGTCGAAGGCTTCAAAACGGTAGACCACCCTCTCTATACGACTTGGGTAAACATGCTGCAGCGGTGCTACTCCGAAAAATCAAATTCGTATGTCAACTATGGTGCCCGCGGTATTACCGTCGATCCACACTGGTGGTACTTCGCCAACTTCGTTGCCGACATGGGAGCTAAGCCGACCCGTGCGCACACCATTGAACGTATCGACAATTCCTTGGGCTACGGCCCGAGCAACTGCCGATGGGCGACCCGCACCGAACAGTGCTTGAACCGACGAAAATTCATCACGAACACGTCGGGCGTTACTGGTGTCAAGCGGGCCGGTAGTCGATACCTTGCGACCTATGATTTTGAGTTGGAGCAATACAGGATCGGTAGGTTTGACTCCGTTGAAGAGGCCGCGGCCGCCCGGGCTAGGTTTGTCGCGTTGTTTCATTCAGATCGCGAAGCCGCGATTAAGCTAATTTCAGGTGGGACGGTGTGGTCCACATCTAGCACAGGGGTGCGAGGGGTGAGCAGGCATAAGAACGGGTCGTTTGTCGTAAGGGCTACAGTCGCAGGCAAGCGCACTTACCTTGGCTACTTCAAGACTTTTGAGGAGGCGGTCGATGCGAAGCGTCGAAGCGATCAAGTCTGAGATAGCGGCAGTCCGCAGTCAGCTATTGGTCGCGGAAACTGAGGCTGCGTCAAAAAAGCTGATCGCAAATTCCTCGTTCGGCAAATTCGGCTCGAAGTGGTCGGCGATTTATGCGCCGGACCTGATGATCCAAGTGACGGTGACGGGTCAGCTTGCGCTGCTGATGCTGATTGAGTCCCTGGAACTGGACGGCCTTACCGTTGTGTCTGCGAACACCGACGGCATTGCGCTCAAGTTCCCGCGCAGCCGCTACGACGACGTGCGAGCGCACATCACGGCATGGGAGAAGGCTACCGGCTTCGTGATGGAGGAGACGCGCTATCGCTCGATCTACTCGCAGTCGGTGAATGCCTATATGGCAGTCAAGGAAAAAGGCGGGGTGAAGGGCAAGGGGCCATTCGCGAGTGCGAGCCTGGCGAAGAACCCGCAGCACGTCATCTGCACGGAAGCCGTGATGGCTCTACTTGAGCACGGCAAACCAATCGAATCGACGATTCGTGCCTGCCGCGATATCCGGCGCTTCGTGACCGTGCGCCGTGTGACCGGCGGGGCTACCTATCGCGGCGAGTACCTTGGGAAAGTCGTGCGTTGGTACTACGGCGCCGGACGTACCGACGCGATCCATTACGCCAAGGCCACGAGCAAGGGCACGCACAACAAGGTCGCGACCTCCGACGGTGCGGTGCCGCTGATGGAGCTTTCCGACGAGTTCCCGGTCGATGTTGATTACGCCAAGTACATCGGCATCGCTCATGAAATCCTTTGCGACATAGGGGCGCTGTGATGGGTGAAATCGCAGATTTAATGATTGACCGACACATTAACCGCTCGCCACCCCGCGACCGATACATCGGCCGCTTCCGTTGTCGGCACTGTGGGGCGCCTGATCTGTACTGGCAGAACGTGCGCGGTCGGTGGTTACCGCACAGTCGAGAGACCTTAGCGCAGCATGTTTGCCCAAAACCTGATGACAGGACGACGGAGGGATTCGGCGATGTGGATTGACCTCATGTGTGATTTGGAAACAATGGGCTTGCCGCCCAACGGCGCCATCGTTTCTATCGGTGCTTGCTTCTTCGACCTCGAACGCTGCGAGATCGGCCCAACGTTCAAGAAGAACATCCACCTAGCGACTGCGGTCCGCGACGGTGGTGTGATTGAACCCGGCACCGTTATGTGGTGGATGCGGCAAGGCGACGCGGCGCGCGCGTCAATCCTCGCCGACACCTACGACATTCGCCAAGTGCTTCAGGAGTTCAGCGATTGGATCGCAACGCACTCATCGCACAAGAGCGTCCGACCGTGGGGCAACTCAAGCTCCTTTGATCTGACGCTTCTCAACAGCGCATACCGACGCGCAGACATCGAGACGCCTTGGTACTTCGGCAACGAGCGGGACTTTCGCTCGGTGCGCAACATGTACCCGAGCGTCGAGTACCAACCCGACGACAAGGGCGACGGCGCGCACGACGCGCTCAACGACGCGATTTTTCAGGCTAAGCATCTCATGCGAATCAAGAACCGCAGGAAGGCGGCTGCATGAGGGAGAGCCGAGTCGAAGACCTTTTGCACCAGCGCATTGAGCGACTGCGGGGTGTCTGGCGGCGCGTGAAGTGGCTTGGTCGGCGCCACGCGCCCGACGACTTCATCGCCCTGCCCAGCTACTACTGGACCGACGCCAATGGCCGGCGCCGACTGCACAGCGGCTTCGTGGGCTTCGTTGAAGTCAAGGCGCTTGGCAAGTCGCCGCGCGACGGTCAACTGCGCGAGCACAACGAACTCCGGGCGCATGGCGTGCGCATTGTCGTGATCGACAAGCCCGAACTGATCGACCGTTACTTCCCCGTGGACAACTGTAAATGAAAGACGAGAACACCATCAGCAGCATTCGTAAGTGGTTCGACGCCGCGGTGCCGGCACCGGCCGAGCGCAACGTCACCACCCAGCTTGGCGTCCACGTCGAAGAGTTCGGAGAGATGCTGACCGCGCTTGGCTTCTGTAACGAGGCGATGCTCGTTGACTCGCTCGCAGAGTCGCTCAAGGGGCCGAGCCCACCGTCGCTAGGCGACATCGACCGGAAGGAACTGCTCGACGCGTTGTGCGACCAGATCGTCACCGCAGTCGGCGTCGCGCACATGCACGGCATGGACATTGTCGGCGCCTTGCGCGAGGTCGATGCAAGCAATTGGAGCAAGTTCGATCAGGATGGCAAACCGATCTTCAACGAGACCGGGAAAATCTTGAAGGGGGCTCGCTACTTCAAGCCGAAGCTCGACCCGTTCGTCTGATGCTTTACCGCCCCCGCCCCTATCAAGAGTTGATCCGATCGTTCGCGCTTGAGCACGACCGCTGCAACGTTTTCGCTTCACCCGGCATGGGCAAGACATCGGCTTGCCTCGACGTGTTCGAGTCCCGGCGCCTGATGGGTCAGGTTCGGCGGCTACTGGTGTTGGCACCGAAGCGGGTGGCTCAGTCCGCGTGGCCCGATGAGGTTGAGAAGTGGCGCGACTCGTTCGGCCACCTCAAGATCGCAGCCGCAGTCGGCAGTCAGCAGGAGCGAATAGCTGCACTGAAAAGCGGCGTGGACATAGTTTGCTCAAATTATGAGAACGTCCCTTGGTTGATTGAGACGCTCGGCTCTGCGTGGGACTTCGACATGGTCGTGGCGGATGAGTCAACGCGCCTCAAGGGTCTGCGGGTCAGCGTGCAACGCAGGCAGCACAAAGACGGAAGCTGGGGGCCTGAGTTCCTTGTCGGCCAGGGCGCCGAGCGCGCGAAGGCTCTCGCGAAGGTTGCCTTCTCGAAGGTTCGCCATTGGATCAACGCGACCGGCTCCCCTGCCCCCAACGGCATTGTCGATACTTGGGGCCAGCAATGGTTCGTTGACCGCGGCAAGCGCCTCGGCAACTCGTTCGATGCGTTCACGCAGCGGTGGTTCAGGGCCGTACCTGGCGGCGACGGCTACTCGCAGATTGAACCGTTGCCCCATGCGCAGCGCGAGGTCGAGGCGCTGCTCGCTCAGACCAGCATTACGGTTGATGCAAAAGACTGGTTCGACCTTGAGCAAGTCATCGAGCGTGAAGTGCTGGTCGATCTGCCGCGGGAGGCCCGCGACAAATACCGCGAGATGGAGAAGGCGTTCTTCACCGAGTTGGAGACCGACGACGGTCTAGCCAAGGTCGAGGTGTTCAACGCCGGCAGCAAGGCTCAGAAGTGCCTACAGATCGCGTCGGGTGCCGTCATTTACGACACCGAGCGCAATTGGACGGAAGTCCACGACGCCAAGATCGACGCGCTCAAGTCGATCTACGAGGAGACCAACGGCGAGTCGCTGCTCGTCGCGTACCAGTACCGGGCCGACCTTGCGCGAATCCTCAAAGCGTTTCCCAAGGCGCGCGAGCTTGACGACAAGCCGCAGACTCAGCGCGACTGGAACGCCGGCAAGATCAGGATGCTGGTCTGCCACCCCGCGAGCGCCGGCCACGGCCTGTCGCTTCAGCACGGGGGCCGAATCCTCGTTGACTTTGCCAGTGGCTACAACCTGGAATACGACGAGCAAGTCATCGAACGCCTCGGCCCCACGCGCCAGGCGCAGTCGGGCTACAAGCGGTCCGTGTTCCGCTACCGGATCATCGCCCGCGACACCCTCGAAGAGCACTCGGTTCTGCCGCGACTGCGCACCAAGATGAGCGTGCAAGAGTCGCTAAAGAATGCGATGAAAGTGCGTTTGGGCGCTTGACGTTTGTTTCGCGTCCGCGATATATTTAGCGCGCTATCCTTTGGGCGCTAACAATGCCAGACCAGACAAGCCAATTCCCACCACTCGGCACGGCCGACGACCACCGCGACGGTTACGAGTCGCTTGAAGATGTTCTGCAACGCGCCTATGCCCAGGCGGCTCGCGGTAAAGGGGCCGAACGACATGCGCAGGGTAAGCCATTCGATCAGCAGCCGATGCAGTCATTGATTGAGCTGTACGGCGTTGGCTTCGCACTCGGTCAAGCCGCCAAGAAGGCCCAAGAGGCCATGCGCTTGCCCACAAGGGATCGGCAAGTCGCCGAACTGCTTGGGGCGATCAACTACCTGGCCGGCGCTGTCATCGCCATTGAACGGGACGCGAAGCGATGACCATGAGCACCTACATTGCCGCCGGCCTTGCGCTTTTTGCCGGGGCGGCTTTGGGCTTCATTGCCTGCGCGCTGATCTGCGCTGCGCGGGGCTACGACTCGGACGACGCCGAGTCCGACCGGGCGCGGATCAATTTCCTATCCACTGAGCCCGTACAGATCGTGACCGCCTCGGGATGGGTGTTCGCTTACGACACCCGTGATCAAGTTCAGATCGGCGCCGGACGCAACGTGCGCGAGGTGATTGACGCGGCTTCCGCAAACCTCCTCGCTCGCGCTATGGCCGAGGCTGACAAGAAAGTGATCTGAGAATGGCCGATGACGTTGACTTAACGAGCGAGCGAATTGAACGCGAGCGGGACATGCTGATGAAGGCATCGCGCAAGCCGGACGGCCCCCGTGCCAACGGCTTCTGCCACTTTTGCTCTGAACCTGTTGCAGCGGCCCTGCGCTTCTGCTCGGTCGAGTGTCGGGACGACTCTGAGCGCGAGGCGCGGCTGCGGAGGTTGGGTTGAGAATGTTGCGTTTGCCCGAGGTTGAGGAGCGAGTTGGCATACCCAGGGCAAAAATACGCCAAATGATAAAGCTGGGTGAATTCCCAGCCCCGGTGAAAATCGGGAGCGCGAGTCGATGGGTAGACAAAGAGATCGACAAGTTCGCTTATAAAATGCCACCTACTGATATTAGCGAGCGAGAGCTTACTACTCTACTTGCGGGCAGCATTGAAATTGGACCTTTTCCCGGCGTCTACTGGCTTATTAACGACAAGAACGTCATCGTCTATGTCGGTCGAAGCGGGAACTGCGCCGGTCGCTTGGGTGGTCATAAGGAAAAAATTTTCTGCCGAGCCAGGATGGTCAGGGTTGCAGATGTCGCAAAGCGCGCAAAATTTGAGCAAATTCTCATTGCGCGCTTGAATCCTCTGCTAAACATCGCGATGACGGTCGCAACATGACCCGCTACGTTCTCATCCAGAAGTTCTCTGAGATGACCGGCTACACGGACAAAGCGGTCCGTCGAAAGATAGAGTCGGGGGTGTGGATCGAAGGGGTCCACTACCGGCGCTCCCCGGACGGGAGAATCCAGATCGACATGGACGCTTACCAACGATGGGTAGAAGGCTCGAAAACGGAGGCGTGAGGCCGATGGGGGACCGGATTGAAGTCCGGTTCTCATGGCGAGGCCGTGACATGCGCCCGACACTGCCGCTGAAACCGACAACATCCAACCTACAACACGCAGCACGATTGCGAAAAGCTATTGCCGAGGAGATTCGTAGCGGCACGTTCCAGCTTGCAGAACACTTCCCCGACTACAAGTTCCTTGAACGGCACACGACCCCCGAAGAGTCGGCCACGTTTGACGAGGTGCGCAATGCGTTTCTCAAGTGGGTCAGCACTAGGCAGGAGCACAGCAGCGTCGCGTCACTTAAGCGCAAGCTGAGCTTCTTTTGGAGCCCAAAGTTTGGCACTGAACGCATAAAGAAGATCGGATACAAGAACCTCTCCGACCACGTTGCATCGAAGCAGTGGGGGTCAAGTAAGACCCACAACAACTACGTTTCGGCGCTGCGTGAGATGTTCTCCTACGCGCTTGACCACGAGTACATCACCGAGAACCCGGCCGACAAGCTGCGGATGCTCAAGGTGCAGCGGCCGGAACCTGAGCCCTACACGGTCGAAGAGGCACAGGCGTTGATCGCGACCGCCTTCAAGACCCACGGCGACATCGACGGGCTCTATTGGACGGTTTCCTTTCTGCTTGGGATGCGCCCAGGTGAGCAGATCAGCGCCAAGTGGATCGACTGGAACAAGATCACTGGCCGGCTGACCGTGCGTCGGATGCGAACCGAGGGCGAGAGCAAGGACAGAACCAAGACTGCGACGGCCAGGCACGTCGATCTCCCACCGGCCGCGGTGACCGCCCTGAACGGCCTCCGCGCACTGACGGCGTTGCGCGGTGACTACATGTTCATCGACTACGAGACGGGTGGGCAGATCGACCGCAGCACGGTTATGCAAGCCCGGTGGGCGCTACTACACAAGATCGCAGGCGTCAGTTACCGAGAGCCGTACCAATGCCGACACTCGTCGGTGTCTTGGAAGCTGATGGCGGGCGAAAACTGGATGAAGGTCGCTAAGAACCACGGTCACAGCCTTGCGACCATGCTCAAGACCTACGCGCATTGGATCGACACCGAGTCCGACCGCGACGAGATCGCCAGGATTCGAGCGTTTCACGGGTGGGTCGAGGAGCAGAAGCCGCAGCGCGCTGCGGGTGGATTCCGCAGTTGAAGCGCGGTAGCTGAAGACCAGATCGACCTAACTGCTTGATTGTGTTGGTAAAATAGTGGCGTCCCGTAGGGGATTCGAACCCCCGACCCAGGGGCATACAGGGGTACGGGCGCCACATTCTTTGCTTGCAAATCAATGACTTGTAAAAACTCGATTCCCCTCGGTTCCCCTCATACCGCAGTAAATACCGCAGTGGAAATCGGAGCGGCGGCCTACAAGCTGACCGCCGACCGCAGCGTCGCCGTCGATACCCGCAACGAGTGGCAGTCGATGGTGACGTGCCCGCTTGGCGTGAAGGTGCAGCTACTCAACCCTGGCGGCGTCGCGGTCTACGGCAAGGTCAGTGCGAAAGATCGGTCGTCGTGGCTAGGGTGGCACCCTCTACCCCGCCGACCGCGCAAGCAGTCCGATCAACCCTGACTTGGTCGAGCAGTCGGCTCACTTCGGCGTCGCGCTGCTCGACCAGTCGTCTACCTTCTGCAACCAGCGCGACGCCTTCAGCGAGTAGTCGGGCGATATCTGCGGCGGGATCGACTCGACGCTCAGCGGGAGCGGAGTCAGTCGGACCGGCGGCGCCACGACGGGAGGACACGGCGGCGGCGATCTGTGCGCGCAGCCGGCGGACAAGCTCAACGTCATCGCGGCGAGCAGCCGCCAGGCGAATCTTCTCTTGGTTCCATTCATGCTCAGCCTCCTGCTGACGGGTTGCGTGTTCGGCCTGCGCTGCGGCGATGATCTCTGCGTGACGCTTGGCAGCTTCTAGGCGCTCCGCGCGCTCGATGGCTACCTGAGCCTCTGCGCGGGCAAGATCAGCCTTCAGGGCGTCGATACGGGTCTGCTGGAAGGCCACGGTGATCAGCAGGGCCGACAGCACTGAGAAGACTGCGTAGAAGATGTAAACGCGGGTACTCATACGTCAAGCTCCACAAAGGTCAGACTTGGGGCGTCACCCTCAATGGCCCCGTCCCGGAAGAACACCCGCTGACCGACCGTGGCAGACCCTCGCGCCTGGTCCCGCGCACCCCCGGGCAGTTCGATGATCGCCACCCCGCCGGTCACGGAGATCACGGTGCCGACTTGCAGCGGGCGCTGCGGCAGCAGGCCAAGTAGTCGCCGGTATGGGTTCGTGGACATGACACCTCCCTATGGGTGGGTTTCGATGGTTATGCTTTGCCGCAAGCTCGCGGCCGATCCGCTTGCCTCGACGCCGACTGCGCGCACCAGTCCGAGCCGGGTAGTGGTGCCGTCAACGTAGCGCACGAGCTTTCCGGGCGTGATCACGCCGGTCTCAGCGAGCACGGGCAGCGAGAGCCGCACAGTCGCCTGTCGGCCGGTGTCGGAGAGCACCGCGATCCCACGCTGACGCGCAGCGTCCGAGGCGGTTATCAGGGGGTCGGTCACGATGGGGGCGACAAGATCGCCGGCCGTGCCGGTCCGGGTGACTTGCCCTAGAACCCCCTGCCCCGTGCCGCTGACGAAGACGCGGTTGTATTCGGGCTTGTCCACCCATTCGACGCTCTCGCGCGTCATCACTGCCGAGGGGATTTCGTAGTCCGGCGTAGCCCCGGCCCAAGCCCACGGCGCCACCGGGTAGCGCAGCATCACGCGCAAGGTCTGCGCGGTCGGGTGGGGTTGGATGTAGGCGCCGGCCGCTCCCGCGATCGAGTTGAGCGCGTCCATGTAACTGCCCTGCACTGCGAACGCGCCAGCCGGCACGAGCCAGTCGGTCGGGGACCAATCGACACTCCACCCGAGCGGGACGTTGTTGATCGTCAGCACGTCGGCCATAAGTTGCTGCGCAGTCCGCTGAGTGCTGTTGGCGAAGGTCAGCACCGGGGCGTAGGGGGCGGCGAGCACTGCGTTGCGACCGCGGCCGGTCACGCGAATCTGCGCCTGGCCGAACGTGCGCTCACGCGACACGCTTTCCGCGATCAGCCGATAGCTGTTGCCGTTGATCGACGCCTCAAGCTCGACGGGGTTGTTCGCGTCCGGCATCACGTCGTCAAGCGAGGTCGCAGGCAGCGTCGCGCTGAAACCCCAGGTCCACGAGTCGGCGTCGATGCTGAGCGACAGGCTCAGGGTCGGCAGAGACAGGTTGTTCGAGACCCGCCGCAAGATGATGTCGTTGATCATGATGTAGACCGATTTGATTGGGACGACCACCGTTGCGGGCGGCGGGTTCGGGTTGTCCGGGTCGTCGTGGTTCTCGCAAAAGAAAAGCAGACCCGAGTCACGCACCCACGGAGTACCGAACACGAGGTGTGGGTTCGGCGTGTAGCAAAGCTCCGGGTTGGGCGGCACGATCGGCGGGATGTACGGACCACCGTTCGGCGGCACGGCCTGCTGAAACGCACTGCCGAAGCCTTCGCGTCGGTTTGCCGCAGCCTGCTGAAGCTCAAACACTGCGCGGCGCAGCGCGATTGCTTCGCGGTAAGGCACGACGCTCTTGGTACGCGCGGTCCGGTCCATCTCGCTGAATGGCGCCGCGCGCGTGGTCACGACTGGATCGGTACCCTCAAACCGGCTCAGGCGGCTCTCGCGACTGAATGCGCCCTTCTGGAAAGGCGCCGAGCGCGTCCACTGCGGCACCCGCGACGCCTCCCTGAAGGCAGACGAGGTGTCGGTGCGCGAAGGCTCTCCGGGTGCGTGGGGCGCGTCGTATGCGGCCTTTGCGGGCGTTGCCGGCGCGCTGATGTCCTGCCACCCCACCGGGGCGGCTGCGGCGTCCTGGTGGGCCTGCTGTGGGCCTGCCTCGACACCCTCGGCCGCCTGGAATCTGGCAAGGGTGCGGCCGATGGTCGGGCGCTGCGTCGATGAACTGTAGGTCGCAGTCGTCGCCAAGCTCAGACCAGGTAGCGTGCCGAGCAGTTCCGCCGTCTCAAACGGGCCGACCTCGGCGCTGAAGGTCAGGGGCGGGAGCGTGCCGGCAAGCGTTGCCGACTCGTCGGGTACGCTGGTTATGTCCTCCCCGAAGACAAGATCGGCAGGTAATCCGAGCGGTAGCCGCTCAAATACCAGATCAACGGGGTTGCTCATCCGAACACGGCGCTTGCAAGAAGCACCCGGCCACCTTCATAAAGCGTAGCCGCAGTGACGATGATCTCGGTCGTCGAGCCCGGACCGCCGGCATCGCAATCAAGAACGTGCGTACCGGAACCGTTGACGATCCGTGCCCATGTGGGTGATCCGGTCGATAGGATCAGCCCCGAGTCGAATTGCGCGATGGTCAGCGTGCCGTTCGATACGACGGCGCTTGCCGGGTTGAGTTCAATCTCGCAAAGCAAAGGTGTGCCCGGAGCGGCCCCGGTGACCGGGCGAGTGCCGCCGTAGAGCCGCACCTTTGGTCGAGCCGTCCCGGTCACCATGAAATCGCGAGTCGCTTCGAGCCGCGCGTTGTTGTGCGCCGATGAAATAGTGATCACATCGCCTCCGCGAGCAGGTTGTCTGCGATGACGGCGCGGTAGTTGTTCGTGTAGTCGAACGTGATCACCGAGTACCGACGGAATCGGTCGATGTGACTGAACGCGTAGGCGCCGGTGACGGCGTCACTCCACGTTTCGCGCATGACGATGTTGGTCGTCTCGTCGAGCAGCAGCACCTTCCTGCGAAGCGGTGTATTGGCCGGGGTGCTTTTCTGCTTGACCGTCCCGACGATCTGCCCGTCCCCGGTGAAGTAGGCATCGCGGCGAAGGGGCTTAGGATCAATCGCCAAAGCACCAGGTACGGCAGGGATAGTGCCGATCGGAAGCTGCCTTGCGGCTTCAATCGAACGGGCCGCTGCGCCAAACTCGACGAACTCAAACGGCACGGTCGAGGGTGTGAAGTTGGCGACGTAGCGCGGATCGCCGATCGTGATGCGGAACTCGTCGATGTAGCCGCGAAAATCCGATGACCCTCCAAGGCCGTCCGACCCGAGCACTGCGGTGTTAGTCGTCGAGCCGACTTCGTTCACCGATCCCGTGAACGTAAACGAGTCCTGTTGCGAGCCGTTAATGAATATCCGCCAAACCGAACTTGCGTCGCGCGTAACCGCAAAGTGAATCGCCCCCGCGCCAACTACAGTTGTTGTGCAGGAAATAAGCGATGAGCCTGCGTTATAAATGTGAAGCGTCAACTTACCCGGTGCAACGGGGTGATCGCAAATCAATGCAATGGCCCCTGCTTGCCAGCTTCTGTTGGTGAACGGGTAAGCGGCAAACACGACAGGGTAATCGGCCGGCTGACTTGAGTCGGCGTTGATCCAACCCTCAATACAAATCGGCCTGTCACCAAACGCGACTACGCGCGAGTCGTTACGCACGATGCCGTCGTTTGTGTTTGCCAGTGCCAGAGACCTAGTGCCAAACTTCGACCACGCTGACGACAGTTGCGTAGTGCCGTTAAAAGGACTCCACTGACCAGACTGCGCCGCACGGTCTAACAGGTACGACGGGTCGAGACCGGGCTGCGCTTCAAACGAGAGCAGCGAGGTAGTCAGGTCATAGAGTTGGTCGGCCACCGCTTACCTCCACGGCCCTGTAATGTCGAACCCGGTCATCGCGCCTGCCGGATCACTGGAATATTGAGACTGGACTAGCACCGCCTTGCGATCGGGTAGGTTCGTAATGGTGTCGATGACTGTTAGGTCTGGGTACGGTCGATAGTGCGGCACCCACAACATACCCGGCATGATGCCGCGCACGTTTCCGTCTTCCTGCCGACACAGGATTTTCTGCATCAGCATCAGCGAGTAGTCGGCGCCGTTGGGAAACGGCACAGCGCCGTTCGGCCAGCCCGACACCTCGGTGATTGATCCGGTCGTGTACCAGCGCATCGGTAATCCGACTTGCGTGTGCGAGCGGAGAAGAACCTTGCCCGCAGGTTGACCAGCGCGAGTGAATCCGTATTCGTTTGCTTGACCCGGGTAGTTGTAATAGGAGTTCGAGCTTTGCGCGTCGTCCGCACACAGGGTCGTGTGGGTCATGTCACCGGGACGGAACGACTCAATGTCGCCGAAGCAATAAGCCGATCGCCCTACGCCATATTGGTTACTCCACGGCACGTAGAGGTAGAACATCCGGTCGTCGCCGATCAGCACCCAGTTGCGCGAACCACCACCGCCGTCCCCGTAACTCTCATACCCGACTTGGCGGCCAAAATACCACTTTAACCAACCCCACTGACCAGGATCAACCTGCTGCCAGTTGTAGTTAGGCTGCGCCGAAGAGAACGGCGCCTGAATGCCGGTGATTGTGTCGATATCCGACATCGCACTGACGATCCCGACGTTTGCCCACTTGGCCCAATTAGTGTCGTAGTCGGGAGTCTTCAGGCCGTCGTTGATCAGGAGCATGTTCTTCGGCGACAGAACATTCTTTGACCGATAGGCGCGCTTGTTGGTCCCGGTGTAGGCGATCTCGAAGTTGAGCGGACTGACCTTCGCAGACAGCGTTCCGCCGACAGTGCTCGGCGCACCGACCGGCGCGGCGAACTGGAAGACCGTCGCACTGCGCGCAGTCACCTTGAACTCACCATTCATCAGCGATTGCGTGGCGCCGGCAATCAAGACAACCTGATCGACTTGGAAGACATGCCCCGCGGTAATCGTCGCAGTTGCCACCCCGCCCGCCACGGTGATGCTATCGACGCTGACCAGGCCAAAGCCGTTCACGAGCAGCGCGTCAAGCATTGACGTGAGCGAACCCCACTCGTTGAGCAGCGAGGGGGCGCCTGGCATACCGCTATGGAAATACTTAACCGGCGACGAAACAGCCATCTGCGTTCTCCGAGTTCTTAGACCGCGTCCACGTCGCCGCGGACCAAAAGGGTGAAGTTGTCGTTAGTCACGGTTTCCGGGCCTTGCAGGATCGTGCGCACGCACCAGACAGGGAACGCCGCGGCGACAGTGTTGAACCTGAGCACGTTGCCGACCGCCCAACCAAGGCCCCACCCGAGAGCCGGAACCGTGAAGTACGGCACCCCGGTTGCCGGGTTGGTTGGCGAGCAGTCGGTCGAGGTGTTGCCCGTGGCGATCACACCGACGTTTTCGCCGATCACATTGAATGCCGTGTTCGAGGTGAACACGATCGCCCACCGCTCAGTGATGGCGCCCTTGTTCGTGACCGCGATCGGATAGACCGTGTCGTTGAAGGTGCCAGGTGCCGGGTTGCCCGACACGGTGTCCGACCAAGTGTTGCCCCAGGTCTGCTGGTCGAAGATCGTCGAGACGCGCGACTTCAGATCGCCCATGACGAGCGCCGACGATAGGTAACTGCCGATCGGGTATGCGTGCGTCAGCGGCCGGGTGAAGGTTACGGCCCCGGTGATTTGCACATCCCCGACCAGGCCCATGTCTTCGATCCGATGCTCGACCTTGACCGGCTGCGAGTAGCCCGACACGTTGGTGAATTGCACCGTGCCGGCCTCAAGGTCCGCGGTGTAGCCGGTCGTGATCACGGTGCCGTCATTGCCGACCACGCGCACCCGCGAGAGCCTCACCCGACCGCAGTTCACGGTCTGGCCGTTCGCAACGGTCAACGGGCCGACAGTCCCCGTGTGACCGACGACTGCGAAGCCACCCGGGCGGAAGATCGGCACCCGACCGTCGGTCGGCAGTCGCACCGGATCAAGGCCGATCACGTCGGCGTCAAGCGGTAGGTAGGAGTAGGCCGTCGCGTTGTAGCGAATGCTGTTTAGCTTGACCAGGTCGCGCGGGATCGTGGTCAGGCCCGATATCCCGAGGTGCGAGAGGTCGATGTTGAGTGCCGGGTCGCCGCTCGAATTGACGAAGTACAACTCGACGACGCCGTACTCGTAGTCAATCCGACCTTTTACCCGAGCACCGTTGATCTTGCCGTCAACACCCGCAGTGACGTTGAACGTGGTTCCGTCCTGCATGGTGCCCAGGATCGAGAGCGAACCGGATCGGATCGGCTGCGCCGCCGTGCGAAAGAACGTGTCGAAAGCGGTGAACGGCGCTGCGGCGAGTTCCGTCGGAGGGGCGATCACCGCCCGCCAATCAGCGATCACAGGCGACACACCCGCGGGCCAATAGTTCAACTGCACGACGCCCACGAGCGTCTGCACGTTGCCCGCCGGGGTTCCGACACCCGTGTTCGGGTTTACGCCATACCGCAGCGTGTTATCGACGATCTGATCAAAGGCTACGCCACCGAGCTTGAACGACACCCCGCGCAGAGCGTAGTTCGCGACCATGACGGTGCGGGCGAACATGTTCGACACCGTGACGTTGAACGACCCGGACGCGCCGGCGTCAACCGAGTATTGAACCTGAACCGTCGATTGAGTGGACTGAAAGCTGCGTGACACCCGTTCTGGCTGAGAACTTAAAGCGAAGTAGTTCCAACTCAGAGTGCCCGTTCCCCACGGATAATAGGACACGAGGCCCGGGCCGCCGATGTCTGGCTTACTGATGGCTACGTAAGTGTCTATATTGATGACACCAGTTGCATAATTAATCGTACCGCAAACGATTGCACCACCAGTGCCGGGATCGTCAAATACCAAAGACCCCGCGCCTGTGTCGCGAACTTCAACCTGGGTGTTTTTTACGTAAAACTGCAAGCGCGTAGATGGCTGAGTCGTCGAGTAAGTTATCTGACCATTCAGCGTGAATCGAACACTGCGCGGGGCAATGTTAGTCACCCCGATGGCGCCGTTAATTATCGACACCGCTTCAGTAACCGATGCGTTCTTGCTGGTCAGCGCCACGTTGACCGACGTGTCAGGCGGGATGAGCGCGTTGGGGCTGAAATAAACGACACCGTTGTTGTAATCGACGGTCCCCGTCGCGTCCCCGGTCAAGTTGCCGGCGCCGTCGTCGGTGGCGGTTTTAGCAGTACCTCCGACAGTCCATGTCAGCGTGAGCGCATTAGGTGCGATCTTCTTCGACCCCGCCGCGTCAGTGATGACCCCGTCCGTGTTGATCGGGGTGAACACCTTGCCGCCGTTACGCAGGAGCGTGTTCGATGCAGCCTGCGCGGCGACGGGCGAATAGGACTGAAGCAGAATGACGCTGCCGACATCCGGCAGCGCACCGAGCGTAATGACAACGGAACCGGACGAGTAACTGACCGACCCGGCGCCGATCGACGTGTCGTTGCCAGACAGAACCCCGGCCCCGTTGTCGCGCAGCACATACCAACGACCCTGAGCCAAATAGCTGACCGTCAGGGTCCGCGGCAGCGGAGGAACGTCGAGCGTCAGGCTGTACGACTGACTGCGGTTTTCCTGCGTGATCCGAATTGCCCGTTGATCCGTGATCAGGTCCGGTGCGACCGCTGGCGTGAACGTCAGGACATGGGCGCCGCTCGACGTGCCGAACACGTTGGTCGTCAGGCTTAGCACGCCGTTGTCGTAATCAACGATCCCGACTTGGACGCTACCGTTAACCAGCAAACCGCCACTATCGGTCAGCGTCACACCCGATCGCGTCAGGCTTAGCGAACTAGGTAGGATCGGCCCGCCAACATGAAGATTCAGCGCGGTCGTGAATGTCGCGTTGATCGTTTGACTGATGGGGCTGCCAGTCGCAACAAGGGCCGACGAGAGGCCGTTCGTGCGAACGTCAGAGATCGCGGTCTCGGTCTGCGCACTCGGAACAAGCTGCGTGAAGATCGAGGCGCCCTGGACCGTGTAGGCACCGAGCGATGCTGCGGCAGTCAGAGGTACGGCCCCGACGTAGCTTCCCGCGTCGGCGACGACGGTGTCGCGAATCTTGGTACCGTTGGTCGAATCACGCTTGAACGCGCGATTGGCCGGGGTACCTGTAAAGTCAGTGCGCAGGGCGTCGGAGATGTTGCACGAGACGATGCGCGCCTCGTAGTCCTTTTGCGTTTCCTGATCGTAGAACGTCCGAATCACCGACGAGACCGCGGTCACGCGAACGTATTGCAGCTTTTGCGTGGATAGACCTTCGTTCTGGATCAGAACAAGGGTCTGGCCGATGTTCGGCTCGACTTCGCTCGGCCGCTGGAAAATCTGAATGATCCGTTGGCCGGCGATGTGGTTCTCCCATAGGAACCCACCCCACTCCCCGCCCTGGTTCAAATAGGCTTCGATCCGAGTCGTAGCCTGCGCGCGGGTGTCGAAAAACCCATCGGTCGTGAACAGAGACACGCTGACCCGGGGATCGTCCGGGGGGTCGGCCACAATGACGTTGCCGCCGAAGTAGGAGTCACTGTCAGTCGTCTGGATCGACGCAAAGACCTTGCGCAAGTTGACCCGGCCACCGGCACGATCAAGCTCGGAGATGTCCGGGAAGATTGAATTGCTGACGCCGTCCGTGATCAGAACCGGGCTCGGTGCGCCTCCCCCTTCAGGCACGTCCAACATGACCTTCGAGGCTACGAGCTTTACGTCAGATGCGGTAATCGGCACTTAGACCTCCAAAAATCGCAGGACGACGCGGAACCAGTCGTCGCTGGTCAGATCGGAGTAAAAGACCACGGGAGTCGCCTCAATGGCCGAACCCTCGTCGTGCCGAAACATCACAGTCCGCGCCGTGCCGGACAGTGTAAGAGTTAGGACTTTGCCCGGAACTGTGGCCCAATTTCGCAGTGCATCTAGCGCCGCTTTGGTGATCCACCCGCTATTTTCATCGGTGGCTTGCAATGTAATCGGGCGACCTTTTGTTCTTACCGCCGCGCTCACAATGATCGCGCCGGTAAGTGTGCGCTCGACGGTTTGATCTACCGGGTGCCAGTTGTATTCATCGACCCACGCGAGGTCTGAATTTAGAGTCAGCGATCCCGCATTGTCGGCAAGCGTTATGCTCATGAAGAAGTCCCCGCGGCTTGAGCCAATTGACGAAGTACAGATTCGAGGTTTGCCGCACTTGCGGCATCGGCGACTCTGACCATTGAGGTGCGACCGCCGATGTTGATATTCACAACTCGGCCCGCGTCAGGTTGCGCGGGTCGCCCTGGTGCGGATGGCTGGCCGCCTTGAGTGGCCTGCTTCTGCTGACTGCGGGCTGCGTCTGCGACTTGGCCCGTGGCACGCTCAAGAATCGACCGCAAGCTCGCGACTCTCGCCTCCATGTCGGCCATGCCGGCAAGCGATACCGCGGTTGAGTTCTGCTGCGATATCGCGAGGTTCTGCTCGGCGGCTGAAAGCGCCGCCTGTATCTGCGGGAGGTCTTGGGCGGTAAAGGTCTCGCCGCGATTCGCCCGCTCCTGAATGCGGAACGGCAACGAGGCATCGACTGGTCCGGTTTGATTACGCAGACGCTCGCGTTGCGAGTCAGTCCGACCATCGGCGCCGCGCACCGTGGACGACAACTCTCGCGACGCTGCGGCTTCGCGTTCGGCCGCCGCAGCATTGCGGATACGGGCCGACGCCTCCCGGTCAATGCTTCCCGTCAGATCGTCGCGACTGTCTGCGTTCTCGCGGATCGAGCGAGTGCTCTCTTGCGTCGATGCTGTCTCGCCTTCAATGTCCTGGCGGCGGGCACGAATCCGGGCAATCTCTTCTTCGCGAGCGCGGATCGTGACGCCGATGATCTCGGCTTCCTTGCCCTTGATCTCAGCCAGCTTGAGTTGAGTGTCGAGTTCGATCTTCTTCGCCTCGGTCAACTGACCGGACGCAGCCAACTCCGCGCGCTTCGCCTCAACGAGCGCGACAGTGCCTTCCGCCTCAATCCGAATCGCTTCGGCTTTGAGCCGGTCGATCTGGATTTCAATTTCCTTCTGCCGGATCAGCGCGATCCGCAGGCTGTTTTCGTTACCAAGCCGACGCGCACGGTCTTCATCCGATCGCGCCTGCTCAAGCGCGAGTTGCAAGCCGGCGATCTCTAAGCCGTTGGCGGCCTGCTTTGCCGCCGTCGTTGCCTGCAACCTGGCCGTCTGGTCACGCAGCGCGTCATTGAGTCGAGAGGACGCGACTGCGGCGTCGGTCTGCGCCTGCTTGTACTGCTGCGCGGTTATGCTGCCTTCAACCAAGGCTTGCGCCGAAGCGCGTAGTGCCTCATTGGCCCGCTCACTCGCGGCACGGAGCGCGTCAACCTGCGCCGAGTTGTCTTGGTACGCTAGGCGGTTCTGCTCAAGCGCGACCGCCACCGTCTTGAGTGTTTCGGCCTGGGCGCGGTTTGCTTCGGCATCGGCCTGGGCCTTCGCGAGCTTTTGCTCAAGCAAGTCGAGTTCTTGCTTGCGAGCGGTATAAAGAGTCCCTTCCTCAACGGCAAGCGCGCGCTTTGACTCAAGCTCAACGGCAAGGGTGCCGGCATACGCTTCGCGCGCGGCGGCCTCAGCTTCGACCGACGCGATCAGTCTTGAATTGGATTCGATCTGACTCTCGACCGCCTGCTGCTCATTGCCGCGAATTTTTGCAAGCTCAGTTGCCGCAGCCGCTTGCTGCTCAACCGCCTTCGTAGACTTCGTGCGAACGACGACCTCGTTTTCCTGCGCGTCTGCCAAGGTACCGAGTTGCACACCAAGTTGGACGTAACGCGACGTGAGTTCGACCGTAGAGTCGCTTGTAATCTTCTGAGCTATGGTCGCCGCTTGCTGCGCACCTTCGTATTTGCTGGCTGACTCCGCAGCGGCTTGGTATCGCGCGCTGAGCCGCTCGGTTTCGTCAGCGGCACCCGACATCTCCTGTTGAGCGCGTGCCGCCGCTTGCCCTGCTTGAGCAAGCTGCTTTGCAGCATCCCCCGTCGGATTAACCAGTGCGGCAATCGAATCGCGCATCCTATTGATCCGGTCCGCTGACTTCTCGACTTCCTCCGAGAAGAACTGGACTGCCGCAGCCCCTTCCCCTTTTATGGCAAGTACCGCAGCGGCAACCCCGCGCGCCGCGAGAAACAGTGCTTCGGTGAAAGCGCCGACTACAAGCGCAACCCCACCGAGAGCGGCGCCGAGGGCTTTGATTGAAGTCGTCAGGACTTGGATAAAGCCCGCGTCGCCGATCGACTGCGCGACGTTGACAATCGCTGTTCTGAATCGGTTCCACGATGCTTGAATACCGTCGGTCTCACCTGCAAGCGTCTGAAGGCCCTTGGTGAAAGCCGGGAAGAAGTCTCGCGACGCGAGTCGGCCGGACTCAACCAGCTTGACGAGTTGTGCGTCGGTAATGCCGAGCCCCTTGGCAGTCAGAGTCAGTGCGCCTGGGATCGAGTCGCCCAACTGCTGCCGCAACTCTTCCATCGACACGGTCCCCTTGGACGCGATCTGCCCGAGGGCGTCAATCGCAAGGGTTGCACGCTGCGATGACAGGCCGAGCGTAGCCGACGCCTGAGCAACGGCTCGGAACAGTTCATTGCTTTGCGCAAGCGGGATGTTCGACGACTGCGTCGCCGCATTGAACCGAACGAACGAGTCGCTGATGTCGCTAATCGCAAGGCCCGTCGCCGCCGCAGTGCCGCGCAGGAACGCAATCTGATCGGCGGCAACTTGGGACGACTTGTAGATCGCAGTCAGGCCGCGAGTCATTGTCTCCGCTTGGACGTTGACGACGATGAACTGCCGCCCGAGTTCTTTAACCCGTTCGACAAGCGCCCCCACCGCGTCAGCCACCAGGTTCCCGGCCGCGATCTGGCCGATCGAATTGCGGAATAGGTTTGCAGCCTTGTCCGTCAGCGTCAGTTCGTTGCGCACCCCGCGAAGGTCACGCTCAAGTTCGGCAATGCGGGCTTTGCCGGCCCCCATCGCCGTAGCCAAGGCGCTCCCCGTCTGGCCGGATTCGTCCTGCACCCTCTGCATCGCGGCGCGGACTTGCAGTATTTCGGCTTCAAGTTCCTTGACGCTTCGGACCCCCAGAGTGCCGAACGCCTGGGAAAGCTCTTTGGCCGCCGCTTCGGCCCGCGCACGCAGTTCTGCGGCGGCTTGCGCTGCATCGTCGGCGGCCTTCTTCTCAGCGGCGGCTCGCGCTGCGGTCTCTCGCTTCACAGCATTCGAGATGTCAAGCTCAATGCCGATCCGCTCGTTCGCCGCCTGCTTGCGCAAGTCGAGCAAGGTCTTCTCTTGGATCGCCGCAAGGCGTGCTTCCTCGGCCGCCTCAGCCTGCGCACGCCGCGCCTCTTCTAAAGCCTCCTGCGTTCGCTTGGCGGCCTCCCCGGTGGCATTCAGTGCCGACACGACACTGGCCTGGGCCGACGCAAGGTCTGCGGAGGACAGCCCGAACTCGTCAAGCGCGGCGGCCGATTCGCGCAAAGCGGTTTGCTGCCGCTCTAGTGCCGCAGTGGTCCTAGTGACCGCCTTCTCGCTTGCCTCATAGGCTTTTTGCGCTTGCTTCTGCGCCCGCTCAGACTCGGCGAGCGCCTTGTTTTCCTCGCTGAGAGCCTGCTTGGCTGCGTCAAGAGCGGCCCGCTGCTCGACCTTTTGCCGGGTCAGGCGCTCAAGTTCTGATCGGT